ACGTGTCGTCAGACAGCGTCATGTGTCCGTACCGACCCGGTATGGTGAGTTTTTCAACCCTTTCCGCATCGCGCGAAGGAGGTGGCAGCTTTTCAGCCACCACCCCGTACGTCAGCGAATTGATGCCGTTCCAGATAAAGTAATTCATCATTAACCTCCCAGAGCGGCTGCCGCCTTCTTGCGCATGAACTCGAACTGATAGGCCAGCGTTTCAAGGTCTTTGTCCGTGTTGTTGTAGAAATTCTCGATGTTCAGCACCGCCTGGCCGGATCCGGGTGCGGTTACGGCTTGCTGCGCTGATCCGCTGATGTTGACCTTGCCATTCACCTGGATATCGGTTTTCAGCTTATCCGTCACCGTGCTCATTGCTTTAGTTACTCTGCTTGTGGTTGCCTTGATGCCTTCAGCAACGCCAAGTCCCATATTTACACCGATCTGGTCGCGGAAAACCTTTGACGGTGAGCTGATGCCAAGAATTTTTTTCATGCCGCCAAGGGCTGCATTGCCGGCGTTTTTGGCTGCATTAACCAGTCCGTTGACCGCTCCCGTAATGCCGTTCTTGATACCTTCAATGATGTTTTTGCCAATTTCTGACCAGTCAGCGCCTTTGAATCCATCCGCAAGAGCCTTGAAAAGCTGAGGTACTGCTTCGACCAGTTTTCCAACCGCGCTAATCAATCCACCGGCAATAGCCATCATGATCTGCGGGCCCATGACCACCAGCTTATCAATGTTCTGAACCAATGCTTGCGCCAGTGCGACTATGATCTGAATACCGGCATCGATCAGCAGTGGGAGGTTTTCAATAAGAACATTTACAATGGTGTTTATAATGGTCGGAAGCCACTCAATCAGCCTCGGAAGCGCGTCGATCAAGCCCATTGTCAGCGCCAGGATAATCTGGACTGCAGCCTCAATAAACGCCGGCAGATTTTGAATGATGGCGTCTACAATGGTCATGACCACTTGCACAATCTGCGGCACAAGCGACGGGATAGCCTTTGCAATTCCTTCAGCCAAAGCAAGCAAAACCTGCAGGCCGATTTCAATGATGACTGGAAGACTTGCCAGCAAAAACTCCGCAAGCTTTGTCATTAATGTTGTAACCATTGCGGCCAGAGGCTCGATGTTTGCAAGAACCGCATCCATAAGCCCTTGAAGCAATGTCATGGCTGCATCCATCAGGACCGGCAAAACTTGCGGCAATACCGCAACAACCATCTTAACCACTTCATTCAATAGTCCGGTCACAGTATTTACGATTTGAGGCAAAGCCCCTGCAATCTTTTTGATACCGCTTACCAGCATTTCTGTGATCATGGTTCCGACTTTGGCCCAGTTCCCAGTTTTGACGGCATCTTGAACGCCTGATGCGAGATTTTTCAGTCCGTCTACTGTTTCATCGATTGCCGGCAGCATTGCCGTTACCATGGACGATCCAAGACCTAATGCAGATTTTTTCAGGCTTTCAATGGAATCTCCTGTTTTGTCTAACGCGGCGACCTGTTCGTTTGACATGACCGCACCGGTCTTGCGTGCCTCTTCGGTCAGTTTTGCCATCTCATCCGCTGACATTTTCATCAATGGATTAAGTTCCATCGCTGATTTGCCAAATAACTGCATCGAGATGGCATCCCGTTCAGTCTCGTTTCCAATACCTTGCAAAGCCGTGAAAGCCTCGAACATAACAGTTTTGGCGTCACGCATCCCACCGTTGCTGTCTGTCAATGAAATGCCGAGTTTTTGAAATGCTTCAGCCTGAGCTGATGTTGCCGGCAAACCTTTCTGGAAGGCGTCCATGATGTCGGTCACTTTTATTTTTCCCGACGCAAGTTCCTTTGCGAGCTTTTTCTGTGTTTCGGTCGATACGTCGGTTGTCTTGGACAATTCCTTAAGGATAGCATCATAGCCGGCATGGGAATCCACAAGCGCTTGCACTTTTGATGCAGACGCCTGCATTGAGTCCATCTGCTTTTGCTGATTCTCACTTGCAGCGAACATTGATTTGGTCAACTTGCCCTGCGCACCGGCAAGCGTGTCAAATTCCACTCCGGCGGTAGCGGCCACATACGAAAGCTCCTGAACCTGCTCCGCCGTAAGTCCGGTCATGTCGGCCTGTTTCTGAATAGCGTCTGCGTTATCAATAGCCTTTTTCGTGAAACCGGCAACGGCTGTTCCTGCCGCTACAGCAGCTCCGCCAATTGCTGCCATAGATGCTCCGACTGCTTTTACACCAGCAACAATTCCGGACTTCATAGCGGATCCGGCGCTTTTTAGGAAGCTGCTGAGTTTGTTTGTTTTTCCTCCGGTGTCATCGACTTCTTTACCGAACTTGTCAAGTTCACCGGTAGCGGCTTTGGTTTCCTTGCCGAAGTTATCTTGCGCCTTTTCAGCTGATTTCAAGTCTCCAGCTGTTTGTCCTAACTCAGCATTCGCTTTTGATATTTGTTCTTCAAGCTTGCGCAATGCGTCTTTTGAGGCTGTTCCTGAACCCTTGAGGTCATCGTATTCTTTTGTCAGCTTCTCGACTTTTGCACGCTGAAGCTCCATTATGTCGTTCAGTGATTTGATTCGGGTTGAGATGCCTTCCTGGCTTTCCTTCCAATCTCCAAGTGCTCCAGCTGCGGCTTTCCAGTTATTCTGCGCGATTCGAATACCACGGTTCATGTCAGAGATATTGTTTTTGAACTCAGTGACATCGAATCCAAACTTTGTCTTAATCTCGTCAGCCACTACCCATCACCTCACAGCCAGCTCACTTCGTCAGCAGTTTTCTTTTTGAACATCTTGTCACCAACAATCAGGACGTCACTTGGTACCGTTTCAGATCCGCCCTTTGCTGCTGTGAACCACTCCGCCAACGGTATGATGATGTCAAGCGGAGTCTGTCCCAATGTAAGCGGAGTGTACGCAGGGAAAATCTTGGTACAGAACAAAGATATAAATTCGCACCAGTCCAGAAACGGGTCAGACAGCGGATCGTCCTCTATTTCTGACGACGACCCGCCGTCCCGTTTGGGTGTGCGAGACCCGGTGTTTTCATTTTTTGCTTTTCAGAGATGTCAATAATTACCTGGCACATTTCGTCCATTGACACGCCTTGAGCAAGTTGCTTTCTGGTGAACTGGCCATGAAACGCATCCACTACAAACGATTCGATCTCATGGAATACTGGATCCACTGCTGTTCCCTGTTCTTTACGAAAAAAGTATCGAATCTTTGCAAAAAATCCCGAAGGAATCCGATCTCTTCCAATCATGGATAAAATGTCTTCAGCGCTGATATTCTGTAAGCGTTTTGCCAATCTCAGCGCCCGAACGCCATCATCAAAAGTTGGGCGGCAGTAGTATGTCTCTACCGCCGCCCCCTTCTGATCGTACAGTGTCAGTGATACAAGCTTGGAATCATCTACAGTTCTTTGGTCCTGATCTCGCACACTCATAAAAACTCCTTACGCGCTATAAAGCGCGGGCACTTCGACCGCATCAAACCAGTTGGCGGTCGTGATCGTTGTGTCATACTGATCGTCAGCGACAACGCGCTTGCAGGCCGACGGCGCACCGTCAATGTCAAATCCAGCAAAGGCCGTGACAGCAGCGGTGAATTCGAGCGTAGTCGTTTTTTCGTCGATATCCGCCGTTTTTGTTGAAGCCTCTTCTTTGATCGGCGCAAACTTGCCCTTGAGATACCAGAAATACCGGTAGCCTCCGGGCACCATCGTACGGAATCCAAGCGCCAGATACGGAGCATTCGGCGATCCTGCATCATACAGGCGTTTTGCAACCGCATCATAGTGCTTGCCGAGCAGCATTGCCTGCTGCTGGACATCGATGCCTGAGACAACTGCTGTGACCTTGGTTTCCGCTTCTGTCGTGTCAACGTAGTACGCGATATTATCGTAATACCGCGTCTTGGTCGAGTTTGACGGTTCAGAGGCGATCGAGGCAGCAGGCGCCAGGTATGTCGGAGTTCCAACGATATAGCCTGAACCGTATGTGACCGTGTCGGACGTAGCGTCCGCAGTAAGGCCGGCGCAGGTGCCGTTGGCGATGGCGATGTTCAGCGTTGAGTCGTGATTGGCGGCGGTCTTCCTGGTCAGCGTGACTTCCGCGCCAGTCCCACCAACGGTAAACAGATCCGTAATGGCGGAGTCGGCGTTCAGTGCGGTGCGGATCTTGCCGGCAACCGCAGATGCATCGTCGGCCAGCGCAACCGCGACCGTAACCGCCTTGGGAGATCCGGTCATTCCGGTAGCCGTAACTGTGATTGTCGCATTGCCCTCAGTCGAAATCGTGCCAACAACTGTTGCTTTTTCGACCTGAGCTGAGGACAGCAGATCAGAAATGACCGGTGCAGTGTAGAGATTGTCTACACCGATGTACTCACCTGTAATGCTCATTTAATCAGCTCCTATCAATTGATATTTTGTAGTCTTTCGACCAGCCATAATGTCCGGTCTCAACTTTTTCTATGTCCCTGCCAGTACCTTGTGGTCTGAATCCGGCAGTGATCATTGCAGCATCGAACAGGTCCGGCCATGTCTTCAGGTCGTCCTTCGTTCGGGTGTGTAGATGAACTTCAATGCGATAATCGCGTCTCTTTGACTTATTGTCATAAAAAGCGACGTCTGGATCAGATACCACACGATAAATAAAAAATTTTGCAGGCAGGGGTGATGTACCAGGATCGAATTTGATCGCTCCGAACGGAATAGCAGTCGCTGTCTGGTAGGCTGTGAATGTTGTTTCGCAAATATCGTAGATACTGCTCATATTCCCAGCCTCCTTTTCAGAATATCCTTAGCGATCTTGGAAAATTTCTTTCGAATCGCATCATCGGCCGGTCGCTTCCATGGATCAGCAGCAAACGTTACAACGCCCTTTTTCGTTTTTGCACCATATTCCTGATAGCGAGCGTGCCAAAATCCAGTCTTGTTCTTTTCCATAAATGATCCGACTTCGCCGTATATTATGTTGCCGTCTCTTATGACAGGTTTGATTTCAAGCGAGTCGATAGTCAGGTCGTTTTTGTTATGACGTTCAAGTCCATCCTTGTATTCGTCATACAGCTGGCGTTGCCCCTCCTCGATCGCTTCAACTATAGCCTCAACAGCCTGACCGCTCTTCTCTTCGACCATGCGCAATAATTGCTCAAGGCCTTCGGTCATGTTCCATTCGATCCTCATGCATTGACCACCGCCCGGACTTTGAACTGGATCCACTGGTTGCGCTGCCTAATGTTGTCGATTCCCGTGACAATCTCATATGTGACGCCACCCATCACGACCCGACAATTTTCGGTTACGGACGCATGGTATCGCATGGTCACGGTGGCTTGTTTGAGGACCTGGTCCGCGTTGGCGATGACCGCATCCGTTCCGTGCGCGTTGACCCACTGGCAAAATGCAGACATGAGCTTCAGATAGGTCTCGTTTTTGAACCCTCCGGTCCCGGTCTGCGTTTTGTAGTAGATGTCGATCGGCGTGCGAAGGTCACCCGTTTTAAAATCAATTCCGTCAATCACAGCAAACCACCATCCGTCAGCGACAGCTTCAGCTGCTGCATAAAATAGGTGATTCGGTGATTGGCCAGCAGATCGTTCACGGATCCGTCCGGGCGGTCCCACAGCTGTATCAGCATCATCTTGACGATCTCTTTTGCCTGCGGATCCACAGCCGAGCCGTCGGTCGGGGCAGTGTAACCACTGCCCCGCTCGACTGCTTTTTCGATTGCATTGATCTTGTTCTGCAGATCGGTCTGGTCGACCGTGGCGCTATACTCTTTGAGCAATGTGATTGCTTCATTGATGCTCAGGATCACGGTCGCTCACCTCCTCCGTCAGACTGTAAATTCAATGTCGACTGCTTTACCATTCAGCGCGCTGTTCAGCGTCACCCCGTTGGACTCAAGGGCCGAAGCGCTGACCGTGACAGTCGGCGCGGTGCCCTCTTTGGCTTTGTCCAGGTATGCCGCCGAGACCGTGTTGCGGTCCAGCTTGACCGGAAGCCCGATCTTACTGCCGAAGCCGATGGCCGTTGTCGCGCCAGTGCCGTCATGCGCCGGGATTGTGATGCTGGTCACGGTTGCGAAGATCTTCGATCCCGTCACGATTCCAGCTGTATTCTCGGTGAAAACCGGCAGTGTCTCTGTGATGGCCTCGCCGGCCATGTTGGTACCGGCGATGATCACCTGAATGGCTTTGATGTCTGTGGCGGTCCCCCCGGCGGTCGCCGTGATATTGCGCGGGAACGGCGGATTGGTGATGCCAGGCGTGATGACCTGCTCCTCACCG